AAATAATCTACCTCAAAGTACTTACCTTGTGAACTATCCACCACGTTGAGTATCTCCACTACATTTGTTTCACCTAAATCCAATTCTAAAAATTTAGTTGGAGAGGTAATGGTAAATGATTTTGTTTTAGTTTCACCCGATACAGCATTTACAAATCTAGTTAGTCTATAGTTAGTAGCAATACCTGTATTATTACGAGCAATTATTTCAGGTGCTGGAGTATCAGGAGAACCAGATATGGTGAAATCAATCTCACCAAGTGTTTCAAATACCAATGAAGAATCTTCTGTTGAAGACACTTGTAATCCACTGTCGATTGGATTTGCTAAACTTCCCAAAGAACCATAATCTGGTTTACCATCGATAGCATTTATGTCTGTAGTAACAGTTAACTTTACAACTGATGGAGTTACTGGTGTTGTTTTATACCCCAAGAACTCTGCTAACCTTATCACATTTTTACGTTCAGTAGCAGTGGTGAGTAAACTTTCCTTATAGTTGTAATCAATGTAATAACTGAGAACATCACCCACATAACTAGCCAATTCTATCAACATCATTCCAGGCGATGTTTCATTAAAATCCTTATATGTATCGGGAAAATATGCTTTCGTGTATTGTATCAAGTCAGCTTTCAAACTTGAAAAATCTTTACTGGTGTAATTTATATTTGTTGGTGTTACCTTTTGATCAGTATATGCCATGACTTTATCCCAATACTACCCCAACTGATTGTAAATCATTAGGTGCGTTAGCTATATTGAATTTCACATTTATCTTTATTCTATTCTGATCTTGTTCACTGATATCAATATTAATATCGTTTAACTGAACAAAAGGTAACCAACGACTAAATGTGCTTACAATATCGTTCTCAATTTCTATTACAGTATTTTCTGTTATCTGTTCAAATAAAAATCTTCTAATGTTCATACCAAGTAATGGTTGAAATAATCGTTCACCTTGTTGAGTTAACAACAACATCTTGATATCTTCCTTTACAGCATCAATGGTGGTTTTTGTAGAAGCAAAATAACCATCACCGTTTGGTTGTCTACCAAGTGGCATTTCTAACCCAACACTAACCCTAGTATCTTTATCTTCGATAAATCGATTTACTCTTGGATCTGCTATTGCCATTAGAAAAATATCCTTACAAATCTAACTAACGTTCTTTTCACCATTCTTCCAACCTCAGGTAGACCAACTTTATTTGACCTATCACTTATCTGAACTCTAAATTTTATTGGAGTTGTATTTGTTGCTGGATTAACTAATGCTACAGGCACACCAGGTGGACCTGATGGAGCTGTTAATCCACCCAAGACCTTTATTTGTCCTGGTAATATCTGACCATACGCTTCCATATCAGTAATGTTTAACTCCTGTCTCTGTAAAAAAGCTTGAGTAGCAATTGTTTGTTCTTTGGTAAACTCATCTATCTTTTGTTTACTGATTGTATCCAAATTATCATACTCATCTTGACCTATCCTATCAATGGCAATCTGTTTAAGATCCTGTCGTAAATCACCTGAACTATCAATTGGTTGTCTAAGTCTAAGCGCCATTTTTAAACTTCGCCTTTTCTTCTACAGCTTTCATTACACCAGAATAATCTTTATTTAAAGCATCTGCTAAATGATTAGGTAGATTAGCAGTCTCATCCATTACAGATTTTGTTTCTGCTTCTTTATTAATATTTTGCCATTCACCAGAGTCAGCAGTTTCTTTAAGCAAATTATTTAAAATAGAGTCTTTTGTCATCGGAACTCGTTGCTTTGACTCAGTCACTGGTTTTTTACTCACCTCTACACTTGGAGTTACAGAGGGTGTTTCGTTAAGCATCTCATTGTTTATCTTACTAACCAGTGCTTCTTTTAGCTCTTTACGAAGTCCAGAAATCGAATATTCTATTTCTTCTCTTACTACTTCTCTTATTACTTTCTTAAATAAAGATAACTTCATTATTACTCCTATGATGGTGGTGGAGGACCTTGAACCTCGGCTTCCACTCTATTTGGTTCTATAAAATGTCTGTTGGATAAAAATGATGGTTGACCGGTAATAGTATCTGATGTAGCTAAACCATCCTCATCTAAATTCTTTTCATATTCAGGTTCTGGATTCTGTCCAGGTTCTAATGTTCCTAAATTAAATTCTTGCATTATATTATTTACCTCTTGACTCAGTGTTCCAGCAATATGTATGTTTGGAAATAATGTTAATTTCTGTGGTACATTCATATCACCAAGTGCTTGAGCATCTCCTAATAATCTTAATATCCTTACTAATAATTTTTGAAGCTGATCACCCAATACCATTGGTTGAACCCTTTGTTTGGCAGCTTCTCCTATATAAATATTTGGAGATTGAAATACTGAGAAACCTTTATTGTTTAATGTAAAGTTCTTATTGCTTCCTAGATTAATATTACGATTTGCTGATACCGTTATATCTTCAACTGTTGAATTAAATATTATTCTATCAGAAGATATTATAATTTGATCAAATTCGTTATTAGGTGTTAGTTCTTCAGGATCATAATCTTTTATAAACCCATATCTATAGTTAAATTGACTCTCAGGTTTTTCTTCATTTACTATATCATTTCCCCTGGCAATATTATATCCATCCGAGTCTGCTGATAATCTATATCCAGGTTTACTAACCGCTTCATTGTTTTCAATTTCATCATGTATTTCAGTTGGGAAATTATTATCAATAGTTCCAATAGATGTCATGGCAAATATAGAACCACCACCACCTAAAGTTTCTATTTCCGTTTTATTGTGATTTGATATTACAAGATTTGGGTTTTGATTACGAGCGCCTAATCTAATAGCATTGCCATATCTACCCTCAAGAGTTAAATCTGAAAATGTAGATTCACTATAAAGTATAGAGTTATAATCTATTCTATCAGATATAGATGGAAAATCCATTTTATTATTAGGTAATTTAGATAATTTAGGAATTGAATAATTTGGTGTCAATTTGTTTGAACCATCCGCATTGTCTTTAGATAAATCTTCGTTTTGATTTAAACCACCGCGTCTAGGATTATAACTAGGATCTGTTGTGTTTGATGGCGTATTTTGTGTATTCAACGGCCCTAAATAGTAAATATGTTTTGCTATTATAGAATATAAAATCAAATCACCACGTTGTATTGAATCACCAATGCCTCTAAACAATGGCACTGCTGATAAACTTTTACTTGAAGCTCCCTCGTTGTTAACAGGAGTAAATAAAATTCTACCAGTTTGTGCTGGAGTATTTTCTAATGGTTTATTATCTAAGTTAGATGTAAACACTGACTTCACTCTGCCCAACTGAAAACTAAAAGACATTATGTGTTTCCGTATTTCTTTCTAATTTCTTCTATACCCATTTCATCTGATTTTTTTTGTAAATCAGTTGATACATCCTCAAGAGCACCCATTAGCTCTTCTTTTTCTTCATCAGTTAATAATGTTACATCAGACTCAGTTGTCATGGTTTTAGCCATAAGTCTTTGATATAACGTTGCTAACTTAACCAAATTATCATCATTCTTAATCCCCACATCCATCAGTTCTTTTATAATAGGTCCTACAACAGCAATATCTTCTATGCCTTGTATGTAACCATGCACCTCTTGGATTAAGAGATCAATTTGAGTCTTTTTAAGTTTAGAATTCTCGTATATCTCTTTGGATAAATCAGAGAAATTCTTATCACCAAATATTTTAAAGTCATTATCCATATAAGTATCCTAGTTATAAATATAGGATACAAGGAATATTATAAAGAACCAGTTATTGCTAGATTACTAATATGTCCTTTTGTAAGAATTTCCTCTTGAATACGTGGGTAAATACGGCGAAATACGTTGGATATTTGAGTTATCTTAGATGTCTGTACATCTGTCATTTCACGTATCATTATATACAGAGCCTTCTTATTAAAGTTATCAATTTGATCTTTGTTCTTACACAAATAAAGAATTGATTCTGCTACATGTCGATCTTTTTGTTTTGGAAACAATTTATCTAATCTATCGTAAAGATACTCAACAGTTTTTTCAAATATTTCTTTTGATAGAGATGTATTAATTTTATCATCATTTACACCCTCACCGTTTAGTATTGATATATCATCATGTGATTTCATCTTCTTATAGTTAGCGTTATTATTCAATATTAAATAATTTTTAGCTACGATAGAAAAATAACTAAATGCCTTTGATCCACGATTTTCATCAAACTTATGCATGTTCAAAACTAAGTTAGATACCACTTCTTCCTGTAAATCTCTAAACCCATAATCAAAGTAACTAAACTTAAATGTATTAATTATGTTCTCAGCTAACTTTAGGAAAGCAGCATGTATTTCTTCCGTGTATATTTTATGTCTGAATGTATAATCTTCAGATCTATTATACTCTACAATAGCATTATGTACTGGTGTTCCAAAATATATCTTACTCTTCTTTTTTCTCTTCTTCTTTAGTGCTGGCATCTTCAACCTCTTCAAATAAATTATCAAGTAGTTTGCCGATCTCTTTTAGTTCTTGAAAAAAGAAACCTACTTCGTCATCGGCCTCAAATGTTCCTTTTTCATCTATTAGTTTTAGTTGTTGATTTACGTATTCTATTTTATCATTTATTTGTAATATTACTTCTTCATACATGGTGATACGTTTTAAACTATAGTATACCAGCATAATTAAAAAGATTGAGATTGTGCCAAGGACGGCACAAAGAATTTCGAATATCATTGGATTATGATTCTCCGACTACGGAATGTATCATTGATTTGAACTGATCATCATCTAGAAATTCCATCTTATCATCTTGAATTAAATTAGTAATACGCTTTACATGTTCTAATTCTTCGTCTGAGATATTAAACTCGATGTCTTGCTCATCACCCATGCTGTAATATAATTCATCAAGTGCTTTATTTACATCCTTGATATGATTAAGCGCTCTATCGAGTTTCTTCTTCATAACATCACGTTCTTTTTCCATCTTATCTAATCGATTCATAAAACGTTCTAGTAACTCTTTGAGTTCATCATTTGATACATCCATATTCATAAATATCATCGATCTAGTAAATATCCATTCCGATATCTTCCAGGCTATCAATGGATTCTCTACCATCGTAGTCATAGTAGTCACCAGCTGCTGTGATATTTTCTTCTAGTGTTGCCTCATCCACAAGATCAAGGTTTACACTTGGTTTGATATCTTCATCAGGTGAAGACTTCTTGTCCATCTTCTTCATCATCTTCTCATCATCTTCATCCAACATGAACTGTGATAAGTCGATTTCTTTTATGTTTATTGCCATTATATTCTCCGATTATTGTTAATGTAATTTACAAAATTATTAGTGATTTGTCAAGTAAAATCTTTCGTGTCTTCCGATTCATCACCTCGAATGATGAGAGAGAATCGGATATTTTCTTATGAGAGTTAAAAGATATTTTGTTGTTGGTTAATAAGTTACGAGAGTAAGAGAGTGCTAAGTCGTATCCCGATTTCTTATATATACGAAGTATGTCTTTAAAATATTCCATTACATTATCGTACTTTCTAACTCACCCCACATAAGGAGTGAATTCATTATAACATCATCTTCTTCTGAGTATGCTTCGTCTTCTGGTAGTCTCCATAGCACTTTACCTGAATCATTATCATATATCTCTTGGATGGATATTTCTTGGTCGACATACTCCCATACAACTGTTAGCTCTTCATGATCATGACCTTCATCTAGCAATCCAACTTCCACGAGCAGGTTGTGTAAGGTGATGTCTTCGACACCACCATTTACATCCCAACCTATAAGGTCTTGAGTTCCATATCTTGTTTCATTTAATCCAAACATATTATCTGCCTCCTAAGTATTCAGGTTCTCCAACAACACCATCAACCATATCCTCTAGGGCATCCATCGTACCCTCGAATCCAGGCATATCCCTATCGAGATCAACTTCGGTTTCACAACCATTGTAATCCCCACCTTCGGCAAATTCGTCTTGTTCTGATACTCCAGGT